GGATCTTTGAAACTCAGATGAGAACAAGAACTAGAACTGTAACTAAGAACACGGTTGGACCATGGACCCTAAACCCTCTTGTATATAATATATACAATTGTGCTGGGACCCTAACGAATACCGGTTCTATTAACGCTGGTACTCAACCAGCTATCCCTACGAATTATATCGTAGAGACAATACTGGATGAGATTGGCGGCCGGCATGCAAAACCTGTCTATCATCGTAAACGCGAATTCAGGAGTAATCCTGATGGCGCGGGTACGTGGAAGAAAGGCAGCGCTGCCGGATGGCCTGTGGGGTGGACTATATATCCTAATGACAATGCAGTAGAAAATATTGCATGGTCACAGATATATCTAGAGTCCCGGACTGTCTGGCCAATGACCTATTCGGTCAGTAACTGGACTATCCCACCACAGCGATGGAGTTATACGTTCCCTGCATCGGTCACGGAATCCAGTCTTATAGAAGACTGTTTTGAGAAAGCGCATCAGCTCAAAGCTGATATTCTACTCGATGCCGTGGAAGCAAATCAGATGTGGCCGTCTATCACTGCATTAACTGGTTGTATTGGCAATTTAGCCAAGAACTGGTCAAATGTAAGGAAGGTGCTCACAACTGCGTCTGGCGCTTATCTAGCCTGGAAGTTTGGGGTTTCCCCTGTGCTTTCAGACATAGACGCTGTCAGACGTTATCTACCAAGGATGAAGGACGACATAGAACGGCAGAGTTCCGGGGATACATTCCGCTTTAGCTCTGTAGCTACTGCGGTTGCAAACCTGGATACTTCCGTTGATCTGACGAACAATGTTCGCCATACGTATAAGGGGCAAATTCATAAGGCCCCTCAAATACGCTATGTGTTAGTAGTTAAGCCTAGAGCTAGTCGATACCACACTGACTTCTTTAAGAAGGCAGATTCAGTATTGTCTAGGTTCTCGACGTCACCGGCTAGTTTGGCATGGGAGCTGATACCATTCAGCTTTGTGTTAGACTGGTTCGTTGATCTTCGGGGAGCGCTCCGGATGTTGGATAATGTGGTGGGGCAAGAGCCCTATCAGATTATTTCATTCACCCGTTCGCTTAGCTATCACGTCGAGACAGAGATGACCACTGAGCATTTAAGCCCATGTGATCAGTCTCCGATTTGGACGCGAGGTGTCGGTACATGTGAGTTCAAGCACTACGAGAGGATTCCAGCTTCTACTTCGGCCACTTGGCCATCGTGGAAGCCGCGGTTTGGAAAGAATCAAGCTGGCATTTCTGCAGCTCTGATCGCCCAACAACTTTCAAAAGTTGGGCGCTAACCGTGTTACTCAGGTCCAGATGATAGGATGTAAAGGAGCCATATGGCAACAAAACATACTGATATTAACAAGCAATGGGTCCGTATACCGGATGCTGCTTTCTTATTGAAAGCAACAATCGATTACGACCTTACACACGAGGAAGCAGATCTTATTGTAGGCCTTTTGGCTTACAGTGGATATGCGACCAAAACGAAAAGGCAGATAGCCAACAGTGCTAAGAACATAACGTTATTAGTACTGGAGGAGTATAAAAGGTTGCCGTTAAGGCAGCTTTCTAAACGCCGGATTGATTACCTGCACGATCGTCTCGTTGGTATCCTAAAAAGATACTTGTGAACCGTGTGGATTGTTAATACTGGACAAATATAGGATAAACCCATAAAATACCATGAATGCCGATTTGACATTCAACACAATCGCCTTCAAGAAGTCCTTCGATGAGAAGGGCGGATCTGAAAGGCGGTCGTCAACAAGGGGCATTAATACCCCTGATTTGATGATCATTAAGACCCAAAGTTACGTGGATTCTGAGACGAAAGTCCCAGGTACACGCTACACGGGCCGAATAGACCGCGTTGATATAGATGCGAATCTTACATCGATTAAAACATCGATGTACTTCGTCATCGCCGTGCCCTCGACTGCAGCCGGTGCGTCCGTCACTGATGTGACTACGACGTTTAAGGCTATTGTTGCGGACGCGAATTTCATCGCGAATGTGTTGAACGGGGAGAAGTAATACTTATTACTTCGAACCGTTGTTTAACAGAAAGGCTAAGTGGTACTCCATTGATATGCATGCTATAGAACATACATACGTCAGCCTGCTAGCAGATGTCGCTCGTTTATCTGGTTTCTCTGAAATACGAGGATCTTATGACGGGCTACAGTGGTGCCTTAACGAGGCGCCTAAGCTAGAGAAGTTAATGCTGGAACATATCGAACTTGGGATTAAACCCGAGCTAGAGAAGTACCCAGCGTGGCTGCGGAGACTCGTAGCTGGATCCTTTGAGGATCCAGTATTACTACGGTATCTGCGGCAGCTTCTTCTGTTCTGCTATAAGGCCTCAGTTACACATGACAAAACGACCACAGAAAAAGCGTTTCGATGTTTCATCGAAACTAATCGTGATGTTGGTGCTTTCGGCAATCGGTTCTCAACCGAAAGTCCAAAGCTTCTTAACATTGCTCGCCGACATTGCCAATCAGTTCTTTACAGGTTTAGGGAAGGGTCACTAAGCCCTTCTCATGGACCTGGAGCTGTTACCACCGATAAAGATCGATGGAAACACTTATACTCTACAATAGAGTATTTGTACGCATACAGTGACTGGTATAGTCCATATTTTAATATGGACGCTGCCAAGCATTGGGAGAACCTTGAGCATAGGGATACAATTCAGGCAAAGCTTATCGCTGTCCCAAAAGACAGTCGAGGGCCTAGATTGATTTGTGTCCATCCTGCTGAAGCTATTTGGCTTCAGCAAGGGTTACGTCGGGAGCTGGAGCGTGCTATCACGCTTCGTAGATATGCTTCTGGACCTTGGCCGAGTGGCCGGATCCAGTTTGATAGTCAAGAGTCGAATGGGTCAATTGCTTTATCATCCAGCCGAACGAGGCTTTACGCCACGTTAGACATGAAGGAGGCAAGTGATCGCATTTCTGAACCGCTAGTGCAAGTCCTTTTTGGGGACAAGTATAAATGGTTCGGATGTTGTCGAGCTCAAGAATATATCATACCTGCGGCTGGTGGCTTAGCCAACATTCGTGGGCAGATAAATTGCTACGCTCCGATGGGGAACGCAACAACGTTTCCTGTCCAGAGCTTAGTTTTCTGGAGCATTTGTGTCGCTGCACTGCAGTCCCGTGGGTTTCATCAACCCGGGGCTGTTTTTGTGTTTGGTGATGACATCATAGTCCCCACTGAATGTGCGGAGTACGTCATAGACGCACTCGAATCATTCGGGTTGCTCGTTAATCGGACGAAGTCCTTTTATCGAGGAGGCTTCCGCGAATCATGTGGCGTAGACGCTTTTAAAGGCGTAGACGTTACACCGGTTCGTTGGAAGACTACACTAGATGCCGAACACGATATCGGGATGCAGAGCCTCTCGGATCTGGCTATGCGATTACGCATAGCAGGTTACGAGGAGTCTGCAGTTACTGCCTACGCACTACTACAAGAACGCTTGTGGTCTCGTTGTGGCTGGATGTTGCCTTTAACAAGCAACACTGACCATGGCGGGATCGCGGAGTTCTCGACTCTCGAGGCGTCGGTTTGGCGTGATGCTTATTGGCATCGCGACTACCAACGCTTCGTCAGTCCAGTAGTGCGACTCGAGACTTCGGAACATAGGTTACGGAGTTGTGATTGGAATCACGTTCTCGAATCGTTATGCTCGTTAGAGCGTAGCGGGCGTAGCTCGATCCCGGTTAGGAACGTCTCTCGACGTACCAGGCTGAATCGAGGGTGGATCAGTATACGCTAACTCTAACGAGTTAGATATATTGGGCGTCAGG